CGCCGATGTTTGAAAGGTACTTGACGGGTCTTAGAATTAGTGGACCGGGCAACATCGCTATCAAACGGAGCTGACCATGTACGGAGACCTCAAAGGCGGCTTCGAGTTCATCTCAGACACCGCCGAGCACACTGGCCGGTTCTGCTTGATTTACTTCAAGGAAGACACCGTTATCAGTGCAATCACTGTGCAGAACGCAACCGGCAACAGCTTGGCCGGTGAGACCTTCGTGGCTGACACCAAGCTGTCAGGCATCATCACCAGCATCACGCTGACCAGCGGTGCCTGCCTTGCTTATCGCGTCTGATGGCACTTGCTGATTCGCTGGCCAAGGTTGCGTCAACGATCATCGGCAAGTTTGGCGGTGATGTGACGGTGCGGTTTGTCACTGCCGGGTCATACAACACGACCACGGGTGTTATCAGTCAGAGCAACTCCGACACGGACGTGAAAGGCGTGCTGGAGGATGTGGCGTTGCGTGAGGTCAACGAACTGATTCAGGCTGGTGACAAGCGGCTCACGGTGGCTGCTGATGACTTTGCGACAGCACCTGAGACCAAGGATGTTGTGCTGATCAACAGCGTGGTTCATCAAATCATTGCTGTGCAGACCACTGAGCAAGACAACACGGCGATTGTTCACGAGCTGATCCTGAGGGCTTAACGATGCCGCGCAAGATCAAGATCACGCAGATTGCTGACCACATGGGGACTGAGGTGCAGCAGCTTGTGATTGCAACCACGCTTGAGTGGGAGCGACGAGTCAAAGAAAAGACCCCTGTCAGAACAGGCAACCTTGTGAATGGCTGGCAACACACGATCGAGCCATTTTTGGGTGAGATAACCAATCCTGTCGAATATGCAGAGCCGGTTTGCTTTGGCAATAACTTGCCCCCGTCTTGGGGCGGCGTGCCTAGATCAAGCCCGCCGCCAGGTTTCCCTGAGTTGATCGGCAAAGAACTTGAGGCGTGGTCCAAGACCCAATATCGTCGGATTGTCGCTAAAGACTGATGGCCGCAGCAGATCTCAACACCATCAGATCGACTATTGAAGGTCGATTGGCGACGGAGCTTGCAAACAGCCCTGCGTTGCCTGTTGTCTTTCAGAACATGGCCTACGAGCCAACGCCTAACAGCTCTTGGGTGCAATGTCTGACAACTTTTGGGTCTAGCGAATATCTGAGCCTTGGCGGCACGACTGACTCAGACAACCGCATGGTTGGCCTTGTCTTGATCAACATCTTCACGCCACAAGGTGTTGGCCCTGGGGGCAACTATGTGATTGGTAAGCGCGTTCGAGACCTTTACAATAGGGTGATCGTGTCGGGGGTTTACTTCGACGCTCCCGTTGGTCCAGAGGCACTGGCTACGCCAGCACCTGAGGGCTATTTTCAAACTCAGGTCCGTGTGACCTTTGAATTTATCGAGGAACTCTGACCATGGCCTTTTATCGCGGCGAGGAGGGAAGCGTCAAATTCGACGACGCTGGCTCTTCCGCTTCAGCAATTACTAGCACCCGGTCGTGGTCGCTGAGCCTCGACAAAGAGGTGCTGAGCACCACCGTGATGGGCGACACCTACGGCGGCAATGTCGGCGGCATCATCCAGGGCACCGGCAGCGTAGAAGTCATCTACACCGCCTCATCCTCTGACGAGACGGCAGCATTCATCGATCACATCAACACCGCAACCGACGAAGGTACGGCGTTGTTTGAGCTGTTCCTTGATACCAGCGGCGCGAAAAAAATCAGTTTCGATGCTGTTGTGAACTCTGCTGAGCTGTCCGCAACGGTTGGCGAGATCGAGATCATCACCGTTAACTTCACCACTAACGGCACCATCACTACCGCTATCTGATCATGGCTTTCTATCGCGGACAACAGGGCACCATCAAGTTCGATAAGGACGCAGCAGGTGCAGCACTTGGTGAGATCGCAGCTGTGCGGTCGTGGTCAATGTCAGTCGACAAAGAAGTGTTGGAGGTCACCGATCACGGCGACACCTTCCGCGCTTATGTCGGCGGGCTTGTCAGCGGATCTGGCTCTTGCGAGGTGCTCTATGACGCACCTAGCGCAGGCGACAAACTCGACCTGTTTAACGAAGCGTTGACCACAGAAGATCCGGCTAACGCAAACTTTGAGCTGTATCTAGATGAAAGTGGCGACAAAAAGTTGTCATTTGCTGCTCTAGTTACCAACGCAGAGTTCAGTGCTACTGTTGGCGAGATTGAAGTTGTTACTATCAGCTTCACAGCCAACGGTACTATCACCTCTGGTATTTGATGCCTGCGACTCAAAGAACGGTTGATCTGCTGGTTGGGGCATTTGACCTCAACCAGCGTCGCAAGTTTGAACTGAAGAACGGCGACGGCAAAAAGATCATCGATCTGTATTTCAAGCCGATTACGCGAGCCGATCGTAAGCGCGCGCAAAATCTTGCGAACAGCGAAGAGGCGTTGGATCTGTCAACTCAGATGCTGTGCCAGATGGCAGAGCTTGAGGATGGCACAAAGGCGTTCGCATCTGCCGATGCTCCAAAGCTGCAACGCGAGCTGCCTGAGTCAGTCCTGAATGACGTTGAGCTGTTCTTGTTTGGCCTTGGCGAAGATGCCAGCCTTGATGACGCAAAAAACGACTAAAGCAGGACAACTGGACTTACTTTGAGTTCCACTTGGCCTGCGAACTAGGGATGACAGTCAGCAGGCTTCGCACTGAGCTGACCGACGCGGAGCTTGTTCACTTCGCTGCGTACTTTGAGGTAAAAGCAGAGCGCGAAGAGAAGGCATTGGAGCGCGCCAAGAGACAGCGGCGGTAGACTTTCCTTGTCGCCGTTGAGTTGTCGTGGCTGAGTCGAACGTCAAGCTCAGGGTAGACGCGCGCGATGCAGTCAGCGCGCTACAGCAGACCAATCGAGCTAGCGAGAAGCTCAACCGAGAACTCAACACGACAAGCAAGCGCACAGCGACTGCGACTGCAAATATCCAGCGGTTTGGCATCAGCTTCCGCAGTGTTGTCGGCCCAATGGTGGCGCTGACTGGCTCGCTGACTCTGGCAAGTCGTGCGTTGAATACCTTTGCTGACAGAGAGGCTGATCTCAAGGTTCTGTCTGCACAGCTGACGCGGATTGGTGCTGGTGGCTCAAAACAGATCGATGAGCTGAAAGCTGCTGCCGACAGGCTTGGTGATGCAACTCTGTTCTCCCAGGATGATTTCATCCAGTCGTTCAACATCCTGACTTCATTCCGCGCGATTGCGGTTGAGTCGTTCACTGATGTGTCCACAGTCGCTGCAGACATTGCCCAGGTGATGGGCTCTGACGTGAAGAGCGCCACAGTTCAGCTGGCGAAGGCGCTTGAAGATCCGAAACGTGGTCTTACTGCACTCAGCAGGTCTGGCATCACTTTCAACGAGACACAGACCGAGACGATCAAAAAGCTGGTCGATTCAGGCAACTTGCTTGATGCACAGGCGCTGATTCTTGACACGATCAAGGGACAGTATGAAGGTGCCGCGACAGCAGCAGGCACCGGCTTTGCTGGCGCTCAAGACTTGCTTGCTGAGAACACGCGCGACCTGACAGAGGCACTTGGCAAGGGTCTAGAGCCAGCGGCAGCGGCGGTGACGACGAAGCTCGCAGAGCTGGCTGGATTGCTGAGTGATATTCCTGCGCCTGCTGGTCAGGCTGCGCTCGCTTTAGGCGGGATAGCTTTGGGCGTGAAGGGAATAAACGTCGCGATAACCGCGTTCAAAGCAACACGTCTTGCCGAGTTTATTGGTATTCAGATTGCACTGTATAAGACTTTTGAGGGTCAGATTTACCTGACAGCTGCGGCTCAAGGCGCTCTAAATCTTGCTGTTAAGGCGTTCCCGATCGCTATCGCTGCGCTTGCGATTGGATCGCTAGTGAAGAGCTTGACTGATGCAAAAACAGCTCAAGATCGTTTTAACGATGCAATGTCAGACGGCTCTGTTGAGGCGTTGAAGGCTGCCATCGCCATGGAGGAAGATACTTTATCTGTTGAAAGAAACAAAGGCGCAAAGATGTCTTTGCTTGGCATCAACGCCAAGCTGCTTAAGTCTCAACAACGCTTGACGCAACTGAGGGCAGCACTTGCTGAGGCAGAAGCAAAACCAAAGCCCGAAGACAAGCCTGATACTCCAACACCACAGCCACTCTCTGATGAAGAGAAAAAGAGGCTTGATCGAATCAAGCAGCAAGGACAAGCCTTGCAGGATCTCATTCATGCAAAGAAACAGGAAAACTTACTGCTCTTAGCGACTAATGACCAAGAGCGCGATGCACTTCAATTAGCTATTAACAAATTTAACCTAAACAGACAGTTTCCAGATCTAAAAGACGATGAGCTGGCGAAGATGCGAGAGCAGCTTGATATTGAGTATGAAAGAGAACAACAAATTGAGAAGCGACTGAAACTAGAAGAGCAGCAAAAGAAAAACCAAGACGCGTTGAAAGAAAAAATGGAAGAGCAAAGGCGCAAGGCAGAAGAACTAGACAGTGCGTTCCGAAGTGGCATTGTTGACGCCATAACAGCAGCCATCGACGGCACTAAGTCATTAGGCGAGGCGCTGGTGGGTGTCATCAAGCAGATGGCGAATTTGATTCTGCAAAGACAGTTGCTAAACGCTCTGAGCGGTTTCAGTCTTACCAGTTTCCTTGGTTTTGCTAACGGCGGCAGGCCGCCAGTTGGTCGCGCATCAATCGTCGGTGAACGTGGTCCTGAGCTGTTCGTGCCTGATACAGCGGGCACGATCATCCCGAATCACCAGCTTGGTGGTGGCGGTGGCGCTATGGCCTCTAACATCGTTGTGAACGTAGACGCCAGCGGCACTAGCGTTGAGGGCAACGAAGGTCAGTCACGACAGCTTGGCGCTTTGATTGGCGCTGCTGTTCAGACCGAGATAATCAAGCAACAGCGACCTGGAGGACTTCTGAGCCGATGACCGCTAGCTGGGATTCATCAGTCAACCTGCAGCCGACTTACGGCACAACAAAGGGCAGCCAGCCGC